CCTTCCAGACACGAAATACACTGCTCTCGGCTGGGATGAATGTGAAACCGTGAGCAATAGGGAAGCGGCGAAGCACAGCAGCCGGGGTTATGGTCGGGGCAAGCGCGGATGACGGCGAGCCAGGGATCGGGCGGCGATTGGATCACGGCTGCTTGTGACGGCGCCAGACCGTTGAGCTGATCGTGAATGCGGACCCAGTGTTCCACATCGCGGCCTGCGGCGTACCGCTCGACCATGAGCGGATAGGTAAGACCACGACACTCGGCCGATTGACAGATAGGACAGGTCATCATCCGTCTACATAAAAGTCATAGCATGGCGCGGTGCCGGGCGGACACGGGCAGCCGAAATAAGACGAGCCGCAAGTAAAGTGGACGTGAAACGGCTCGCAGGTCGTATCCGCAGCGTGATAAAGCTCGCCTCCAACATCATCGGGATTATCGACCGTCCAGAGCCCGTATGCAGCGCCCGAGCCAACTTTGGGGCCGCAACCAAAACGCACGGACGGATCGGCCGCCGACCTCCATGTCATGGTGGTGGCATTAAAGACTAGCGTCGTCGTGAAGGTTGCGTGATCTACCTGCCGAACAGCGGTCAGGGTCAGGTTGTGCTCGGGGATCGAGCAGGGCGAACAATTGCCGACACTCCCGCAACAGCAGTCCCCCGACCCCGACGCACCCGGATTGAGCTGGATACCGCCGGGCATGGTTCAGCAATCCGCCGCCACGAGGCTCCATGCGTTGGCATCCCAGAAGACAGTTACGGTTTTACCGACCGCGATTGAAGCCGATAAGGCATGAGCATTGCGACACATTTGCCCGGTCTCGGCCGGGACCAATGCCCCCGCGCTATTCCGGCGATAGATCGTCACTCGCCCCGTGTTTGATTCCGAGGCCAGCGAACCGGTGGGAATGGCTGTCGTGACACTCGCGCGAAGGAGCGACAGGAACGGCACCAGGTGCGTGCTCGACCGCTGATCGGGAGCGATCCCATAGGTAGCCTCCACCCGCTTGACGGCGCGGCCCACGCGCTGGGCCAGGGGCTTCGAGAGATAGACCGGACCTTTGGGCTTGGAGTCTGCCATCGGCTACGAACCCGGCGGGCCCGGCACGCTGCCGACTGTGAGCAGGTCGGCGGGGAAATTGAACTTGTCGAAGTCCTGGAGCGGGTAGAGCTGGAACCGCAGGTAGGCGGGCTCACTCTGCGGGTTGTACAGGCCGTCCTTGTTGATCATGACCGGGCTGGTGACCGGAGCCCCCTTGATCAGGATCGGTGCCAGCGAGCCCGAGGGCCCGGTGGTGTCCAGCTCCCGCAGGCCGGTATTGAGCACGACCTCCGTCCAGCCTTCATAGATGATGTTATTGAGGGCGTCGACCACGAATTCGCGGATCTCGAACTGATAGGTCACGACCCAGTAATAGCCCCAATCGGCCTGATAGTCCCGCTCTGCCGTCACGTCCGAACACTTGACCGTGTTGGGCTGGTAGATCGTCAGGAAGACACCCTTGTTGACGGTGTCCTTGAAGGTCTGCACATACTGGCTGTTGAAGGTCGGCTCGTTGCGCACCAGGGTGAGCGTGGCCCGGGAATCGTCTCGTTTGATCGCCGGGTCGAAGGGGTCGCCGACGTTGTTGAGGACCGGCAATCCCTGATTATCCTTGACGCAATTCCGCTCGAATTTGGCCGTGCCAAACGAGACCTTGATCGGCACCTTGAAAGGGTCGGTCTGGCCCTCGCCGGCGGCCTCGGTGGTGGCGCCTCCTTGCTCGACCCAGTTGAACGGGCCAAAGGTCAGCGTGCAGAGCCATTGCCGCCCGTCGTCGCCCTCCTCCTTGATGTCGAAGCCCTGGAGGTAGTTCCCATAATCCCACTCGGTGGCGGGGGTGGTGATCGGGTGCGAGTACCCGGCACCAACCTTGAAGCTGAGGGCCTTGGCCACCGCGCGCGGGCCCATCTGCGGGTCGTCCGTGATGACGCGGAGCTGCTGGGAATAGGACCGCCCGCCCTGGCCCGACCAGGACACGGAGCGGTTGCCGCGGACGTCGCTGATGGAGAGGATTTGCACGGCTCAGAAGTCGTCCATTACCTCAGGATCGGCATCACCCGATTCAAGGTTGTCCGCAATACGAGTTAAAAGACCAACCGTCTTGTCGGAATTGGCGGCCACCTTCTTCATGGCCTTGTCGTCGCCCAGCTCGAACAGGCTGCGGGTGATCGCGGAGGCCGCTTCCTTCGAGCCGACGCTGAGCGCCTCGCTGGCGACCTTGGCCGTCTTGGCGACCTTGGGAGGACCCCCGGCGGCTGCCGCTCCCAGCGCGCCTTTCATCACGTCCTTGCGGGCCTCCTGAATCTTCTTGCTAGCGGCTTCCCAGGCGTCATTAATGCCTATGGATGCGCGCGGCTTGGCCAGCTCTTTATCGAGGTCAGCAAACAGCTTGTCCGTCGTATCGTGGAGGCTGGCGGAGAACCCCTCCAGGAAGTCCCGGTTCTCCCCCTTCTTGCCGCCGCCCAGGAATTCAGGCAGGTTCTTTTCCAGCCACTTGTCGAGCGATACCAGCGCATCGACAATCATCGCAATCGAGCCGGTGAAGTTTGCCTGCCAGGTGTGAAAGACCCCGGCCACAAACTGCCAGGCATCAGCCACGCCGCCGATTGCCTTCTGCACCCAGCCCATGCTCTCGGCCGATGCCTTGGAAGCCTCGATGTTGCCCTCGCCCCAGTCGAGGGCCGTTTGCTTAAGGCTCTTGAACGCATCGCCCGCCGCCACCACGAGCACGTTCAACTCGGCGAAGAACGGCTCCACCATCTCGGGCAAGTTCTGGCCCAGCGCTATCTCCAGTTCCTCGACACGGCCCTTGAACGAGGCCCACGAGGCCCCCGCGTCCATCGCCCGCTGGTCCATGGCGCCGATCACCTCGGCACCGCCGCTCATGAGGGCGTTGAACCGCTCCTGCGCCGTCATCGTTGCCTTGACGGTGATGCCGAATTCCTTCAGGCCCTTGCCCTTGCCCGCCATGCCGGCCTGAACGGCACCCATCGCTTGCTCGAACGAGATCCCCTTGAAGTTGGCGATGGCCTGGCCCAGGACGATGAGCTGGCTGGTCATCTCGGCCGCGGGGCCGTGCTCGACGCCCAGGCCCTTGAACAGTCCCCCGAGCTTCGTCGCCGCGGCGGTGGAGGCAATCTCCGAAGTACCGAAGGCCGCGTTCATCTTCTCGGCCTGCTTGACGATCGAGTCGGAAGCATCGCCGAACATGGTCTCCATGCGTTCGATGTTGTCGCTGAGGTCGTCGGCCAGGCCCGCGAAGTGCCCGAGGGCCGCGATCCCCGCGCCCGCGAAGCTGCCGGCGATCAGGCCCTTGAGCGAGACCAGGCTCTTGCCGAACCCCGCCAGGCTGCTGCGCGCATCGTTCAGGCCCTTGACCAGAGCCTGCGTCGAGGCCTGCATCGCAATGTTGATGGTCCCGATGAGCATCTAACCCTTCGCCTCCCGGAGCGAGCCCTCGAGCAACTCGCGCATGGTGGTGTCTCTGGCCTCGGGGCCCTTGATGTCATAGGCGGGGCGCATAAACGGGTGAGGGGGAACGGTCCCGTGCCCGAACTCGACCGCGGCGGGATACCAGGCGACGTTGCCCGCCTTGGATGTCTTGTAGAACCCCGGATCAGACTTGATCTGCACCAGGAGGCCCTGGCGGTTCCGCGACCGCTTCATCGCCCGCAATTTCACATTCTTTTTCAAGAGCCCGCTCAGGATCGGCACCCGCTGGACGGCTTCCTGGTACACCAGCTTCATGCCGCTGCGCATCGCCTGGCGGAGGACCTTGCGCTGGATCTTCGGCTCCAGCTCCTTCAGCGCCCGGTCGATCTCCTTCACCCCCGTTACCACAATCGAGCCCGCCACCGAGCACCCCCTTCATCCAGGCGACCGATTCCTCGGGCGTGAGTCGTTTGCCCCGCCGATCGACGGGAATGAATTCCTCGGCCCTGTACCGCCGCTTGCCAAAGGCATTGGAGACCGCCGCCCAGATGCCCCCCCCGATCGTCCACGGATCAGGCAAGGGGCAGACGTGGCGATGGAACGCGAGCCATTCCTCGAGCTCGCGGTCGGACAGCGAGCCCTCTAGCTCGCCGACGGTTCGGCCAAGTGCGATCGCGAGGCGGAAGAGGAATTGCCGTTGCGGTCGCTCGATGAGTTTTTTGAGGCCTCCTCCAGGTCCTGGACATCGGCCTCGGTGAGTCGATTGATTTCGACCGCCGCAGTGACGAGCGGTTGAAGCGTGGCGGCGGGCAAGGCCGACAGGGCCGGGATGTCGGCCGGCTCGAACACCAGGTCGCCGCCCTCATCACAGACGGTGCAGGCGACCAGGCGGGCCCGGAAGTCGCGGTTCTTGCCCCGCGCGTGAGCGACCTCGAATTCATCCCGCTCGCCGGCACTCATGGCGCGGACGAAGCAGGAGCCGAGGCCTGGGACCGTGACGGGGCGGCGCTCCAGCGGCTGCGGAGCGAGAAAACTGATCCTGCTGAGCATGTCGCAGTACCCTAGTTACAAAAAACTACATACGTTGCATTTGGGGGTCACGCTAACCGCTCGCGAGCGATGAGATGATAAGTTGTTCCATGCCGATAGCGGCGTGGCCCCATTGAAGCAAGCAAGCAAGCCTGACCAAGTTCGCGCCCGACGCGAGCGGCGTTGACGTTTTCCACGCCGTTATCGGCATACCCTACTGAAGCCTCAGCTCCAAACAATCGGCCCCGTAAGTTTGATCGTGACGGATGCCACCAAATTCTCTTCCACCCCACCCGCATCCGGCGAAAATTTCGTTAAAAAGCCGTCGATCGTGGCCTTCTTGGGCGTGCCCGCGCACGGATAGGTGATCTGCCACGAGTGCATTGCGGGGACGTCTTGCAGCGCCGCCAGCTTGGCATGGACCGCCGCGTCCGTGGGGTCGAAGTCGAGCTCGAAGGACAGCTCGCCAGGGTCAACGATCGTGTACCGATAGGTCTTGCGCGTGGAGGTCAGGACCGTGGTCTCGACCGAGCCGACCTCGGCCTCGGGGCCCGAGATGCTGGTGATGTTGCCGATGGTGAGATAGGTCAGCGGAGTGGTCGGATCGAAGGCGAGCGTGGTTCCCGCCGCCGGTTGGACAATGGCCATAAGTTCCTGGCGAGGGGACCGTCGCTTTCAAGCGACGGGGGAATCGCCAGCCCTCCAATGTTGAAAGATCGAAACATTCGTACACATGCAAGTTGATCTCTGCTACAGTCGAAACATGGCCAGCGCCTCGAAAGCCTGACGGGTAGCCAACCCCGTGGGACCAGAGGGCCGGCTTCCCAGACACGCCGCGAGGCGCTCTGCAAACTCGCCCTTGGAGGCGACTGGCCTGGATCGGGCCAGTGGGACGCAACGTAGTCGGGGAAAGGCATGCGTGTCCCAAGAAGCCCCCTCGTTCACGAGGGGGAGGATCACAGGATGAAACTCCTAGTTGAGGTTGGCGGGAAGTGATACCCGGTGGTTGATCTGGTAGTCGGCGGCGACGGCATAGGTCCACTGATCCGTGCCAGCGAACGGAGGCGATGGTAGATCGACCTCGTTGTCGAAGATGGTGGCGGTGATCACCAGGCCGCCGATCGTGCCCACAAAGCCGTCGAAGGAATCGCGCACGGCCTGGATGAGCTGATCGCTCGCCGCCTGCCGGTAGGAATGGGCGGTGATCTGCACGCGGGCGGAGCTGGTGCCGTCGGAGCCGGTCAGGACGTGGCCGTAGGGCCGCGAGATGACCGCGAAGGTCAGCGCTGGCCCGTCCTTGAGGTCGATGCTCTGAGGCAGGGCCCCGAAGTGGATCCGCGCGCCGACCAGGGCGGCGATCGCCGGCGAGCTGGCCAGCCGGGAATAGACGGCCTGGCGGAGTTCGAGCGGTCGCGTGATCACCACACCCGGCAGACCGAAGCCCAGGGTGGCGACCTTGGTCACGTCGCGCGAGAAGCCGAGCGTGATGACGTCGCTGCTGACGTGCGACGGGATCACCACCGAGGGCGTGAACCCCAGGGCCGCGATCTTGGTCACGTCGCCGGCGAACCCGAAGGTGACGAGGTCGCGGGTCATGACGACCTGGTCGAGCTCGTCGGTGCGCTGGCCGAGTCCAGGGTGAGCTGGTAGGCGGTGGTGGCGCCGTCCAGCTTGCGGACGTTGATCGTGGTCCCGGAGATGCCGAAATCGGTCAGCCGCTGCATGCACAGGAAGATGGCCTGGGTCAGCGTGGGCGCGACGCCATCGGCGTTGTACGCCTCGACCATCTGGGTCGTGAGCACGGCCGCCGCCACGGCCAAGGCGGTTGGCGGCGTGACGCTGTTGCGGCTGGATACCGGTGCGTCCAGGTTGGCGAGCCTGGCATCGCCCAGGGCGGTCAGGGCGGCGCCGCCGGCACCGATCCGGGCGAAGCTATCGCCGGTCTGGGGGACGTTCGTTGAGTTGACCCAGGTGATCGGGATGAGCGAGACGCCTGCCGTGCTCGACTTGCCGCCCAGGGTGACCACGTCGTAGGCGTTCTCGCCGCCCGCGATGGCGACCTTGTAGACGCCGGGGAGGTTCACCGCATCGACCTGCACCGGGGTTGCCGCCGGCGTGTACTCGGTACCGTCGCCGACGCCGCGGAGAGTGTGGTTCGCGGAGTCGCCCGTCTTGCCCGCGTTGGCGACGGTGTCCCAGGCGACATACTGCATGGTGATTGCTGCACCCTTAAGAGGCATGTTACGCCACCTGACCGAAGAAAAGGGGGATGGGAATCGTCGCACCGCCGACCAGGGGACCGGCGACGATCGCCGGTTCCACGAGCGCGTAGGGCCGCACGATGACGTAGCGGAGATACAGGGTCGCAATCGAGGCGTCCGTGTAGGGGTCGCCTACCAGCAGTGCCCGGCCCGCCCCGAAGCTGCCCACGCTGGCCCCGCTGATCGTGGCCGAGGCGATCACCGAGCCGTCGTCGGCATAGGTGGCGGTGAGGTAGTAGATATTGAGGCCGGCGTCATAGGCGATACTCGCCACGATCTCCCGCGCGTAGTCCGTGGCGATGGTGGTCCCGGCCGTCTGCCAGGCCGAGCCCGTCCAGAAATGGCGGACCGCTCCCGTGTCCCAGTAAACGAGGCCGACATCACCAGAATTCGCCTGGTCATGGGATGCGCGGGTGATCTCCAGCCGCCGCAGGCCCAGGAATGAGCCCGCCGTCATGGGCGCTGGCACCGTCGCCGAGTTCACCAGCGCGATCGCGAACAGAGAGGAGTTGACGGTGCGATGCGCCAGGAACACGGAGCGGGTCTCGGCCCGGAAACTCCCCGCCGCCAGCATGCAGCCGGCCACCGCCGCGTCGGTGTTATCGACCGCGCGGCCCAGGAGAAGCCCGCCCTGGAGCTTCTCGGGGTAGAGAAAAAAGGCATGGGCCGTCGCCGATGTCGTGTCGAACCGCTGCACGATGTTGAAATAGTTCGTCCCGTCTTCATCCCAGGACAGATGGGCCGTCTCGCACCCATAGGTGCCCGTCGTGTGGCCGGCGACCGGGTTAGCCGCGAGCATGGTATAAGGCCCCGCCCGGCTGGCCGCGTAGGCGAAACCAATCTGCCAATCGAGATTCGCGGCAGCAATATCAGACCCATTAAACATCATCATGTAAGTGTTGTCGGGCATCTGGAAACATTTGGGATTGGCCGCACCGTTGAAATCCCATGTCCCCGCCGCACCCTCACCGATCAGTGGATTACCCGAGTTCAGCGGCGTCCAGGTCAGAAACGGCGGTCCCGACGAGGTGGCCCCGTAACACGCCCACTGGCCGCTGGCACCGTACCCTTCGACGACCATCATGTAGGTGCCGTCGTTGCACTGGATGACCCAGGGGTTGCCGATATCGGTACACGCGCCGCTGATCTGGTCGTTGAACACGCCCGGCGCTAACACCGTGCCCTGGTCCGTCCAGGTGATGAGATCGGTGGACGCGCGCAGCTTGACCACCAGGCCCGGCGTGAGAGCGCCGCCGTTGGCCCAGCCGAAGGTCACGAACGTGTAGTAGGTCGAACCCACCTTGATCGGGCTGGACCCGTAATTGAGATGCTCCGAGCCCGTCGCCCACATCTGCGCGTAGTTCGACCACGGCCCGGTCTTGCTGGTGCTGGAGGCGATCCAGTTATCGATGGTGAGCGTGTTGACATTGGGCCGCCTCGTGAACGTGACATAGTAGAGGCCGCCAATCTTGAGCACGCGGTTGGTGGCACCGTCGCGAATCAGGTTGATCTCGCGCACGCCCGTGTAGACGCCGCCAGCCGTGGGCACGCCATCGGAGATGGAGAGCATCGGCACTTCTTGCAAGCGCCAGAACGTGTAATTCCTCGGGTCGCTTGGCGAGGTTGGCCCCGGATAGCGAATGGCCGCGCCGGTGGCCCCGGCAACGCTGGTCGCGAGGTCGCCCCAGTCGGCGTCGAAGCCCGAGCCGTGGGTGAAGACCGCGCCGAAATTGAGGACGGCGGGTGCGGACGGGTTGCCGTAGTACAGTGTGTGCGCGTGGCTGGTGTTCGTGGCCTTGTAGTACAGTGTCGCGGTCTGGGCCACACTGTCGTAATCCAGCAGCCAGAGGGGCAGGACGACGCCCGAGGTGGAGTCATAGACCCGCAGGTCCGAGCCGTCCGATTTGGCCAGACTGAAGTTGAAATTAGCCGCAGTCAGCGGCACGATGACGACGAAATTCGCCAGCGTCGTACTGTTGCTATCGGTGAGCGCGCGGTTGTACCTCCACGCGCTCCAGTCGGGAGGCGAGGACTCCAGGAGGAGGGACGTTCCGTCCTCCAGGAGCAGCCGCGAGCCGTCCTCAATTAAGAGATGATCAGCCATCGATGTAAAGTGAGGCCCCCATCGTCTGGATGGTGTTGCTGGGACTCGCTGTGCCCCACGTCACCTGGAGATCAAACGCCAGTGCCGCCGTGGTATCAACCGGCACCTGCGCAATGGTGCCGCCACCCGAGGTGATATAGTGCGAGTGTGTGCCAACCAGGAGGGACGAGAAACCGGAGAATTGACCCGTGCCCGCGACCTTGCCCGAGGCCCCGACCGCCTGCACGTTGAGCGAAAACACCGACAGGTGCAGATTGGCGCCAGTCTGGGTAGGCAGCGCGGCCGCCGTCGCACCCGTCATGACCACGGTGCCGCCCAGCAGGACCGCCATCGTCATGGTCGGCGTGGCGGTGGTGCTCCATTTGCCATACCATTGCAGCCGCAGGATCTTGCCCGTGGTGAGCAGGTTCGCGGGGATGATCAGCGAGCCCGTAGGACTGGCGAATCCCGTCAGCAGCGATATCGGCGAGGCCGTGTTGGCGACCGCCGTACCCGCTCCGTTGGCCATCCAGATGCAGCCGCCATGCCGGATCAGGCAGCCCGAGTTCAGGCTCGTGAGCGTCCTCTGCCCGCTCGAAAGCCAGAGGTCGCCCGCTGCTGGCGAACCCGGATCGGCAATCGGCACGCCGTTCAGCGTGTTGCTGGCCCCGATGCCCCAGTTGGCCGACCCGCCGAAGGCCCCGGCATTGTTGTACTGGAGCGCGCCGGCCGCCCCGCCCGGCGTGCCGCCACCGCCGCCTGCCGGCGTGAACCACGTCGCATCCTCACGGAGATAGCGCGTGGCGCCCGCCGCGCCGCCCGGATCGGGGACCAGGCCGGGCGCGTGCCCCGTCCCCGAGGCGGCGAAGACGGGCAGGCCCGCCGCGACGATGGCGGGCGCGAACCGCTTGGTCGTGCCTGAAGCGTTCATCGTCGTATCGGTCACGTCGACGCCCACCAGGAAGTCGGTTGGGTGTAGGATGCTGCCGGCCGCGAGTGCTGTAGCTTTGGTGTCTGGCATGGGTCCTCCTGGTGGCGGGTGGTGGGTGGTGGGTGGTGGGCAAAGACCGAATTGAATTCAACTCACTACCCGCCACCCGCCACCCGCCACCCGCTAGGTCGTCAGGATCTTGCCCTGGAGTCGCGCCGCGACGGTTGTCGTGATGTAAAACGCGGTGACGTTGGCGCTGAAGGGATTGGGGGAATAGCCTTCCGACTTGCTCCAGGCGAGCGGTGAGCCAGGCTTGAGATTGATCGTGTCCGTGGGCGTGGTGGCGTTGTTCGTCTCGATCTTGAGGCCCTTGTCGCTGAGCAGGAAAACGCTCTGCACATTGGCCGCGGTGAAGGCAACGGTAAGGAGCTGATCTACTAATGACGCCCCATAAGTCTGGTCAAAACTGATCTCGGTCGCCCCGACCTCGGACTGAACCCCGCTAAGAGGAGTACCGCCGGAGTCGCTCGAGATGCTGAAGGTCAGCTTATGCGTTGTGCTCAATCGACACGCTCCTCACAGACCGATTCGATGGAACGGTTCCGCTCCTCGATGTTGGTTGGGTCGAGGATATTGAAAATCCGACCGTCCTTGACGAGCCGATAACGCTGCTTCGGGCTGGGGTCGAGGCTTGGCCCGAGGTATCGGTGCTTGATCAATGTCGTCGCCGTCGCAAAGACCTGGCGAATGTTGACGGCTTCCCGGCCATTGATTGGGCGAACCTCGGCCCAGAATGTGGCGAGATCGACCCAGGACTGAACCGGTTGGCCGTAACTGTCAATGGTCTCGACCAGGTCCTGGAGGGTGACCCGCTGGCGGTAGGTGCCGACTTGCTGGGGTCGCATCAGGGATAGAAGCCCCAGCCAGCCGGCGCCAGCAGGCACTTGAAGATCGGGTTTTGGTTGTAGGCCTGCGTGGCCGTCAGCTCGCGGTTCTCGTAGAGCTCTGCCACCATCATCTTGATGGCCAGGCGGATACATTCCGGGACGTCCGTTGCCGCGGGCCCGTAGCCGGCGAGGTAGTTCACCGTGATGGCGCCGGGAAAGGATCGCACTGCCGGCCATGCCTGGCCATAGCCGGGATAGATTCGACCCGGCGCCCCCGGATC